CTGGTCTTTAGGTACCTGTGGGACGCATCGGCTGGGAAGGACCTCGACACGGCGACCGAGCNTCTCAACTCTGGAATACCAGGAGTGGATAACATGGCTGTCGGTCGGGACTGTCATGGAAATAACAATAGCACTGTGACCGAATTAATGAAATGGGGAGGCAATAACACGGAATCTGGTCAAGAATGTGTTTATATGTCAGTAAATGATCTTAGGAATAAATATCTTGATACACTTCCTGCTATTACTCACTTCATGACATATGCCACATGGTTTGGGACAAAAGGTACTGGTAAGGCATCTTTTAATTTAATAGCTTACAAAGGTGGTAAAATGTACCAGAATGGATATAATTTCATTAATACCGGAGGAGAGGAAATATATAATAAAATCCATTCTTTTGACGTATCAACTGTAAAGGGGATGCCTGATTATAAGAACAGTTATACTTCTGTTACCAAAATCAGTTATAATAAAAATTCCAATACAGTTTCTATGGCTGTAGGGGATACGGTTATAGATGATCAGAATCAGACAAGTGGGTTGTTTGATAGAGTCCAGAATCTTGAAACTTATGTGCAGAATCACAAGATAGAGGTAAGTAATATAAAGAATGATATTATAGATATTAAATCTAAGATAGAAGATTTGAGTACTATATTGGATAACATAAATGGGGAGGTTGTGTAATGGGTACGATAGCTGATAAATTAACAAGAATAATTACGACCAAGGAGGATATAAGGCAAGCCCTTATATCCAAAGGGTATGATGTACCTACTTCCATACCTTTTAAAGAGTATGCTAAAATGATATCGGACTTACCATGTAGAGTGGATTCTTTTCCTGATATAGAAGGAATTGTAGCTCGTTATTCAGCATTAGGTCTTACTAATGAACAGATGGCTGCCAATCCTGTATGGTTTGATAAAACGGGTAACGGACACGATATACAGTTGAAAAACTTCTCTTGGAAGGGAATGCCAGGGGTTGGGGGATATGTTCAGGATTTTAATGATTTTAGAAATAATGCTACTGTAGATAAAATAAGAATTGATGAGCAAAGTAGCAATTCTATTAAAGTAACCCCTTTAACCTCAGGAATGAGTCACGTTATTTATATACCAAAGGATGTTTACCAATTTAATAAATCTTATTTCATAAAAATATCAAGTGAAGGATATAATGAAGGTGATCTATTTTTGTCATTTTATGCTCCTTCTACATCAACGGCTACAACAGTAAAAGTACCTTTAAATCCTAATGGCATCACTGAAATTCCTGCAATAAAAGAAGATGATTATTTAGCTGTTTATCTTTTTAATGCTGCGGGTAAAGTGGGATCAATTACCATCGAACAACTACCCCTCTACCCTGGTGCACTCGTCTTTGACGGAGTAGACGATTGTGGTGTTTGTAAGAACTTCCCTATTCTGACTAAAGAAAAGGGATATACGGTTGTGGCGTTGAGACAGTGGGATCAGGATTTCTTGAATACAACTTTGACAGGAGGACTGTTGTCAACTAGGAATTATTCCACAGGAGAAGGTGTAGCATTTGAAAAAATAGAATCCTCAAATAAGGGTTATTGGAATTTAGGTGCTGGAGGTATCATAGATTTTGCAAAATCACCATTTACATGGCAAACATCAAAACAATATAATAATGTTGGTATTTTAAAAGGTGACAAAAATCATGGAAAACCATTATGTGTAGGATGTGGATTGTCTGGAGGCCAACAGTGTGGTAGATTTGCTATCTGGGAACTTGTATTTCTCGACCACGACGCCACCGAAGAAGAACTGAACAAGATCAAAGACTACTTCGTCAAGACCTATCCCTGGCTCTTCCCAGACCAAGCATGGACAGTGGTAGGCAAAACCAACGAGGACGAAGATCGTGCTACTATTGCCAACATTACGGGCAATGGTAATGATCTTGTCTGTCTAAATTTGGGTTTTATTGAAGGGAGCGGGTACAATGAAGAAGGGGAATATGCTGGCTATCTGGTTACTGATGGGGTGGATGATAAGATAATCTCGTCTATATTTAAAATGGGTAATGATTGGACTGTAATAGGAGATTGGGAGCTTATAAATACAGGGAAAAATGACAATGCTGGTATTGTAAAATTTGATAGTATAGTCATTTATAATTATAATTCAGTGCTCATTAATATAAAAAAGGGTAGAAATATTTTGATTCCCGATCAAAATACCGTTAATGCAATTTGTTCTGATGGCAGGATTTATTCAAAAGACTGGAAAGAATCTATTTATAATGAAGAAACGGAATCTACCAGTAAAAATTTCTTAACTATAGGATATTCAGGTAACGTATATACTAAAATTGCTTTCAAAAACTTAGCGATTTATCCTACAGTCCTCTCCAGGGAAGATTGTATCAAAGCATATAACTATTTACAAACTTTAAAAGCAAAATAATATGAAATTCATTATCATACCAAAAGAAGTATATGATTCCGTATCTGAAGAAAAGAAACGTGAATTAGGAACAGGTAGCCCAAGAGCGAGCGTAGATGGTTCTAAAGTTATTTTACACGTAGAACATTATGACCTTCTATTTAAGTCTTTAGACATGCAGGCTGATGACGAACCTCAATACCCGTATCTGGTATATGACAGCCCTTCTTCTGAGCTTGAATCTGTTCTTTCATCTAAAGAATGGGTGTCTGATGTTAATGACGAGTGTCTTTGATCTTGTTATGGTTGGGGTAATTACTATATTTGTAAAAAGTTGAATAATTAAAGCGTGTGGTAGCGTTATCTACCATATAATCATCATGTTTCAGATAATAATCGGATGCGTTTTGGCTAATATCCTTACGATAGCAATCATCGGTTTAGCCCTGTATTTAGTGTATCGTAAAAACGAAGACCGTTTAAAGGCTTTGGATTCTAAGATTGATCAGAAGGTTGAGGACGTAAAAAACAAGGTTGGCGCGGTGATGGACATCGTAGACCAGATCAAGAAATTGTTGGATAAAATTAACAAGAAATAAAAATAATCGCGAATAATACACAACTTATATAAATCATAAATATTTGTATTATATTGTGTATAATAGTTTCAAGCTATTCCGATTATTAGCCTAAGTGTTGAAACAAACACTACGTTATTTAAGAATATATAGTTACCTACGGATGTTTACCCAAGTTCGTAGCTCTAAGGTAAGTGATTAAACAATGGTTGTATTCGAGCTATAGTGTTGCTTACGAAAAACCTTAAATAACATTGGCGATGGGTACTAACAGGATGAAATATTCCTGACTTATGTTGAATAAACATTAAAAATGTTTGTAGATATGGTGTACGTACAGGACATAAATGGTAAACCTATGATGCCTACAACAAGGCATGGTAAGGTTAGGAGACTGCTTAAAGACAAGAAGGCAGTCGTTGTAAACCTATGTCCGTTTACCATCAAATTAACGTACGTCACATCCGATTACAAACAAGAAATCGTGTTAGGCGTTGATGCTGGCACCAGACATGTCGGTCTATCAGCAACGACGAAAAGCAAAGAACTTTACAGCAGTGAAGTAATTCTTAGAAATGATATCGTAGATCTTTTGTCTACCAGAAGAGAGCTACGGAAAGCAAGACGGAACAGGTTAAGGTACAGAAAACCTCGTTTTAACAATAGAATAAAAAGCAAGCGTCCGGGATGGATAGCACCTTCGGTGCAGTACAAAATAGACGCCCATATTCGTGTTATTGACAATTATTATTTCTAAGAACTTTAATTCTATAAGGTTGGGTTATTATTATAAAGTAAGATTAATTAGAAGACATAATCGTCAAATTCACAAACAAAAGATTCCAAAAGGAGGAATCAAAAGACTAAATCAATCACCTTTTGAAGTTTTTGGTTTTCGTTTGTTTGACAGAGTTATGTTTGAAAACAGTTATTACTTTATATTCGGAAGGCGTAAAACCGGTCGTTTTAATATTCGTGATATTGACGGTAAAAACCAGAGAGATATCATGCACAATAAGTTGAAATTATCAAGGTGTAAACGTTTTATGATACAAAAGGAAATGAATTGATTAATTTAAATGAAAATAAAAATATGGCAGAAGTAGGTTATAACAGTAAATTCGAAGGTCAGGAGGTTGATTCCAGACTTGAGAATGTGGTGCAGGCTGCTCCTGGAACAGGTTCGGAATCGGGCAAGGGAGGCCTTATCCCGGCTCCCCCTGCCGGAAGTCAAGACGGTAGCAAGACTCTTCTTAGTAACATGACATGGGGAGATTATGTAAACAAGAAGTATATAGATGATGCTGTATCGGCAGCAGGATGGAAGAAGCAGATTGTTAGCAAACTTCCTACTGTTGAAGAGGCGAAGGATAATGTCATGTATCTTGTAAAAGATGATGTGGCATCTACAGAAACCAAAAACGTGTATAACGAATATATTTTGGTTACTGAAGAAGGTGGAACTAAGGTGCTTGAATCGCTTGGTATGGTAAGTACAGGAGTAGATTCGAATTATCTTGATCTATCTATGTTTTCAGGTAATTCAGGAACACTTGATGAAGCTTCGTTTGGGAAGGTCCTGGATGCTTACAATAATAAAATTACGTTAGGAAAGTTAGCTGGCAATTACTATTCTTTGGATTATTTTTTAGAAGGTAGGGATTTTGAAGGTGCTTTTGAATTAAAGATTGTATTTGTTTCATTTTCAAATACCAATACTGGAGAAGGCGTATCTGAATCTGATATAGAGATTCATGTAGGAACATATACTGTTACTCAAGATAAGAATTATAAGGCATTGAGCAATATGGTTACGTTGTCTAATACCATGATGTCTTATCTGAGGTTTATGTCTAAGGCTCCCAGGGTTGTTACGACATTGGCTAATCTTCCTAAAGACACTCATAATATCATAGCCAACGTAGCTTCTGCTACGAGTCTGTCTATGACCGTATCTGCCGAGGATGTTGGGAGGGAATGGCAGGTGCGGGTCAACAACACCACCGGCACAGACATCACGCAGCCGCTTCCTACTTCTGGCCAGTTCCAGAGCATGTCAGGCAATAGCGTAATAGTACCTAAAAACAGTTTTATAGAATTAAGTATCTGGTATATCAATGATAAGTTGGTTATCAGAGTAGGTGAACAATCTTAATAGAAAGGATAGAGTATGCTTTATGTAAATAAAAACGTAAAAGGTTTTTACTGGGAAGGATACGAGTTGGATTCCTCTTCTTACGAAGTAGGGTATTCTTACCAAGATTTCTTAGATGGGAAATGGGTTCAACTTGATTCCGATCGAGAAAAATTCCATCAAAACAATCCTGATGCGAGTGTGAAAGAAGTTATTGCTATGCAGCTTGACCCGGAGCCTCCTGGACCAACTGAAGAGGAGTTGCTTGCCAAGGCTAAGAACAAGAAAGTTTCTGAGGCCTGGGAATATGCTTATTCTGATGCCGTTCGTTCTTATAGTTTGGATGGTAAACAGATATGGTATAATAGCAGCATGAGACAGAAGGTTAAAAACGATATTGACGTAGCAAAAGGAAGCGGGATATACACCGTATCCGTAGCAGATTCAGAATACGAGCTTGATATTGCTAATACGGCAATGAATGAAATGTATGTATATGAATCTGAGTGCAACGATCGTACTGCTGCCATAGAAAAGGAAATAACTTCTAAAACCGACAGGAGTGAAGTTGAGTCTATGAAAGTGAATGAAGGTTATCCTGAGAAGTTGGTAAGGACAAAGGATCAGATCATAGAAAAAAATAAGATCCTTGAAGCCAATGATCCGGAGAAGGCTACAGCTATGTACATGAGGGCGATGATCAACACGCCGGCTATGCTGGAAAACACCGACCAGAATCTTGCTCTTAAGATAAAGGGATTGTACCCTATCTGGGATAAGGGTGGAGTTTACGGCGACAAAGGTCTTCCTATGGGCACGGCTGTTGTAAAAGGGCAGCGTTTCCGTAGCAAAAACAAACCTTCGGATTTGGATTGGACTCTGTTTGAAGTAAGGCAAAATCACAATCTCCAAGCCGACTGGGTTCCTGGTCAGGGAGGTGGAACTGAAAGCCTGTATATGGTTGTTCAAGAAAAGCATTCAGGTACGATAGACGATCCTATTCCTTGGGTATATAATTCTATTTTAGAGAATGGAAAGTATTACATTGACAAAGAAATTAAGTATCTTTGCATAAGAGATTCAGGCATCCCTTTGGCTTACGAGAACCTTTCTGATCTTGTATCAGCCGGATATGTAAGGGTTGTTTAGGTCGTAATTTGTTGTTAATGTTATGGATAACCCCTGTACATTTATTTATGCAGGGGTTTTCTTTAATCCAGACTCTACTTATTTTCATATACGGTAAGGTTCTGGTTATCTTTGTGAAAAAGGTTAAGTTATGGAAAGAAAAGATATTATAAAAGAATTGAGTCAGTATTTTAGTATTGTTGAATTAGTTGGTCCTAAAGAATACGGTAGAGACAAAGATCTTTGCTGGAGGTATTTAAGAACTGAATTGCTTCATACGATACTGGTTTTAAGGAAAGACATTTTGAAAACTCCGATGACGGTTAATACCTGGAAGTCGGGCGGAAGGTTTGATGAGCGTGGGTTTAGGAACAATATCTCAGACATAGTAAAATCCAAGACCGTATCAGGGTCTTTGTATATCAGTCCTCATATGCTTGGGGCAGCCATCGATTTTGATGCCAAGGGTATGACGGCAGAAGAGACAAGGAATAAAATAATTCAGTCACAGGATTTACTTCCTTGTCCCATTAGATTAGAATCAGGTACCAATTGGGTCCATATTGACGTATATGACTCTCTTGGAAGTAGCAAGAAAGTAACTATGTTCTAATATGGCTTACAGATTTGTAGGAAGGATGAATTTAGAAAGTTTCTGGGCTTTTCTCATTTCCGGATTATCAGCATTGTGGATGAATTTCCAGGAGATTCACCACCTTATATATTCTATATTGTTTATATTAGCTATAAATCTTTTGTTAGCTACTATAAAAAGTATCAAACACTGCTATATCCGAAGAAAGAGAAAGAGGCCTTTTAAGATATTGACATGCATAAGCGAAATTGGAGTTTTGAAAATCCTTCTTGAGTTCGCGGCCTGCTCTTTCGGGCTGTTTACCATATCCGGAATGGAACTTATTATGTCTATGGGAGGGCATAAATCCCCAGAGTTTATAGACATGCTTCTTCAGTGGATTACGATATTCGCCTTAATATTATACGGTGGAATGGCATTCAAACGCCTCGGCGACCTTGCACCTGATTTGATGATAGTAAAAGGTGCTAAGTATTTCTTTAGCAAAGTAAGTTGGTGGCAAAAAGTTCCATTCGGAGAAGAGCTTAAAGAAGGTATTAACAACGGTGATATACAAGAGCTTTTAGACGAAGATAAGGAGGGTAAAAGATGTGTTTGCAAAAAATGAGAGCCGGGCATGTGTTAGGAGTTCTTCTACTGTGTTTTATATCTTTCTTATTTGGTAAAACATGCAAGAAGAAAGAAATAATACACGATATAGAAATAGATACGGTAATAGATACCATTATCCAACCTATTCCTGTTCCTCAGTATATAGTTGACGTAGGGGAGGTAGAAAAACCTTTCCCTATGGATGCTATAGTTAAAAAAGATACGATAAAAGACACTGTTTATATCAATATACCAATACAGAGAAAAACGTATCATACAGATGATTATAGAGCGGTAATAAGTGGATACCGACCAAATTTAGATACGATGACAATCTACCACAAAAGAGAAATAATATACAAAAAAAGTAGACGGTGGGGATTAGGAATCACCGCCGGATACGGATTGTCTAAAGATGGTTTTTCTCCTTGTTTGAGTATGGGTGTATTTTATAGAATATGGTGAGAAGCCACTGATATAAGACGGACAAAGCCTGTATTACGCCTATCCTGAAGTTCTATCCTACAACGGCAACCCCTACCCTGCAACCTACCCGGCCTGCCTCGTGCTGCGGCCTGAAGGGACCTGCTCTGCCGCCTGGGCTGTCCTGCGCTACGACACACTACAGCCTCGCCTACCTGCCCTGCCCGCTTATCCACTGGCTACTTTACGGTCTTAAACAAAAGTTCATTCATACCTCACTCGCTTCGCTCGATTCGGCATAAATTCACTAAAGAATTAAATCAATATTTCTACGTTCTCTCATATCGCTCCCTACGGTCACGATATTCGTTCACTTAAAGAATTAAACAATAAGCCAAACAATATATAGGGCAATACGTTCCTTCACCTCACTCCCTTCGGTCGATTCGGTTTCAGTCACTCTATATTATGAGGAGTAAAGAATAAAATAATGTGAATAACTAATAATTATATAGGGCAATACGTTCCTTCACCTCACTCCCTTCGGTCGATTCGGTTTCAGTCACTCTATATTATGAGGAGTAAAGAATAAGGTCTTAAAAGTTAAAATAATGTGAATAACTAATAATTAATTAAAACAATATGAATAATAATTCAGGGAATGAATAATAAAAGCGGGAACGATAAAATCGGGACTGTTTTTATTCAAGATAACTTGGTCCACCCTGATGCTCAGTGTGTTACGAACCGAATATAGAAATACGGATACGTTTTGAGGTATGGTATAGGTGCAAACAAAAAACCTGCCCCCTATTTTCTCAAACGAAGGACAGGATAAAATATTTTTATCAAAATTTGGAGCAAGCAAACTGGTTTGCTATATTTGCCCAAAAAAATAAATATAATATGAGCGTAAATATAATTGAAATAAAAGACGGGCGCAAGCTTCACGACAGACTTCTTAAGAAAGAGTCGGTCTCACCTTTAGAGGTTATACGCAATGAGTATAACCGTTTTAGCTATAATGTAGTGCGTAGACCGGAAGGTCAATGTTTAGGAAATTTAATGTATTTTAATCTTAATTATGATAGCAAAACAGGTCATTTCTTTAAAAAAGAGTTCAATTTAAGACATAGCAGTAATTTTGTAATCACCGACTACTGGAAAGATCGAGTGCGTTGTTTTATTGTTTGGAACTACGGATTTGGTCGTTATTTTCCGTACAATGATTTTGTGGATGCTATGGTGTACGATTATCTTATATACGGCCGTCGATCAGTTCCATATAGTACAAAGGTTCAGGAGACCGAGAACAGGTGTGTTAGATTCTATATAAATTCTGAGATATCTCACCTTAGAAAAGTAGGATACAAGGCTTATCGTGAGGAATTTAAGAAAGAACACCCCGAATATTTTATAGATGAAAGTTGTCGCGTTTTTCGTTGTCTTGACATGTCATTAAATAGGGAGGAGAAAATAGCGGCCTGCCATGCTCACAAGCGTGATCTTAAAACTTACATCGTTGACTCTTTTATTAATAGGATTATGAAGAATCCCACAACGTTCCATTCCTGGTTTTCTGAATATGTAGATAGAGAAGGAAAAAATCGCACATGTTTTTCCGATAAAGCCGTTGAGTCATTGAATAAAAGGTTGAAGAATAATGGTTTGAATACGTTGAAGAACATAACCTTGTATCGACTATTCAGGAGTAGGGTTAAAGAAAGATTTGGTTGCAATATTAGGACCTTCTTCAATAATGTCCTAATGAGTGCATCTACTGAAGAAGTTATCACAAAAGCCATTAAGAAAATAAAAGGCAAGAACATGATGAGCTTGTACATTTCGGCATTGAAAAAGTACCGTAATATATGCGAAGTGTATTATTCTGACGAAGATATATCCTTCGACGACATATTCCGGAAATACGGAATAGATCTTCGAATGTGCGGGTAGGGTTCTTGCTCTCCATAACAATATACGTCAGTGTTGTGTTTTATCGCTTCATTTCTATATCTTTGTAGAAAAAGAGAAGGAAATGAATTACATTGATATTTTACCACAGATAAGGAATAATATTTTCTACGTCAGGATAGTAATGACCGACTACGATGTAGAAAATCAGATGGTTATTAGAATAGTAGCCAGAAGAAATGACGGCCTGTACAAGACGGAAGTAGTACAGTATCCAAATGAAGGAACTGATTACGGTGGAGAAATTATTGTTCCTATGTTTGGTATGGCTAAGTCGTTGGTGGCCCAAATAGTAGGAGTCAAGATAAATGGTACTGAGGTGCGTGTTAATAGCACTGAAGTAGAAGGATCTGATATAACAGCCAGATACGACGATTCCCTTACCAGAATGGGATGGGAGGAGAGTATGAATAACATCCATCTTGATTTTGAGGTTATAAGCACAAACAATCCTAAAACACTTCGCATAGCCGATCAATCGGAATGGGGGATACTGGCAGACAGGCCGGCTATTATAGAGATCGTACCACCTGAAGATGAGAATAAGTATGTTTATTATCTTGGTAAGAATCAGTTGAATGTATTCAATAGTAAGACCCTTGGCATAAATCCGGGTCGTGGAAATGATTTTGAAAACCTGAAAGATGGTATATACGATATTACCATAAAAGGCAGTCCTTCCTCTTATTCATTTAACAGAAAGTATTTAAAAACAGATCTGATCCGTCTTAACATAGACAAGATATGGGCCAGGTCAACTGTGTTATGCGATCATGAGGATGATGACGTTATTGACAAAATAAAAGAAATAGAGTTTCTGCTGGCTGCGGCTGAAGCCAATATGAGATTAGGGAATTTTGAAAACGTAAAACAATTATATGAAAAAGCATCTAAATTGATTTACGTTCTCAATAATTGTGAAAATTGTGGTTGTAAAATATAATAAATTAAATATCAATAAGTTATGGGATGCGGATGTGGAAGAAGCAACATTGCTTCTGTTAATAAAAGTCGGGCTATAAAGCCTCAGTCGAATACGACACCTAAAGCTGATTCTAATGCGGCTTGTATTCAGAAATACGATGAACTTGCTGTATTGGACAAGAAAATCATAGACCTTCATCGCAAGTTCAGGTTTGTAGGAGGTGTAAGTAAAAGGTATGCTGATATTCAAAAGCTGGTAAGAGGCTGGATTGTTAATTTGAAGAACGAGTGCCCGGAACCGGATGATCTTGCTACTTATTCTGAATACATAAATAAAGAATACGCCAGGTATTTTACCGTGAAATAATATGTCAGCTACCGGAAGTACACAGCAAATTCTTTTCCCTTCATCTTACTTATGTGAGTGTGCTGATCGTTTTATAGCATGTAAGGCTGATCAGTATCTACAATATCATAAGTATAAGGTAGGTATCAAGCCTGATATGGATACGGTTCTTAAAATAGATCGTATGAGAAGAATCGTATGTGAAGGGGAATGCGGATTGTGCCCGGACGAGATTCAGAAATTCAAAGAAGAACTTAATAAGATCTTGTCATGAAAAAGATGTATTACAATAAAGAATACAGAAAAGCTTTCAAGAAATCGGACTGTCCGGAAGATCTTGGTTCTGAAGAAACGTTTATCGTTCATGAGGCTGAATTTTGTTCGGATATAAGCCAAGATGATGCAGATAGGAAAGCGGAAGAGTTTGCGGATAAAGAAGGTCCGTTGTATGCTAATAAAGTAGGTGGATGTTGCGAGGTATATTATAACACAAGACAGGAAGGGGATTTCTTTAAAAATGATTGTCCTGATGGTCAAAAACAAGAACAACCCACACATCACGTGGTAGAGGCCGGACGTGTATGGTCTAAGTTTAGTACCGAAATAGCCAACTACGAAGCTGCGAAGATTCTTGAGCAAGAAGGGCAGGCTGCCGCTAACGAATCTGGAGTATGTAAAACCGTTTATTACAACGAAGATCAACATGGTTGGTTTAGTAAACGTTGTAAGGAAGGATGGAAGGCTCCTGAGAAATACAGGAGGATATACGCCGGTACCGTAACGTCTTTCATTAGCGTTGATGATGCCAATGAAAAGGCTAAGAAGATACTGGAAGAAAAGGGCATGAAATGGGTTAATGAAAATACCAAATGCGAGCCTGTTGTTGATGAATGCAAATTTGATTTTTGAAAATGAGCAACGTAAAATTTAATCCGACAGAAGGTGAGAATGATAAACTGGTGTCGGTGTTTTCTGAAATAAATAAAGGTCTTGATACGACTTTGAATTACACTATTTCCGATGAAGGGAATAAGGCTAAGAAGAGCATCGTCGTTAATCAAGTTGGTAAAAGGGAAAAGTTTTTATCGAAGAAAGGGGAGGAATCTGAGCCTTTTGTTTTGTCTGATGGTAATACTTTCAACGTTCTTAAAGAAGGTGCTTCAGGATCAGCATCCGCTTGGGCTGAGGATCAGCTTCCTCCAGAAGCCACGGAATCAGTTGGCGACAAAAAGCCTTCTCCCTTCTTGGGATTTTTACCTTATAGACATGACTCAAAATACCGGAGATAAAGTGCGTCCGGTAGGAAAGCTTCGTAAGAACAATCTCCTTAGATTTGAAAATGGAGATTTTGCTCCTACGGTAGGTATAACCGAGGAAATGAGAGCCGAATGCGATGTGGAACTGTATTTGGATAACGGTCATAAAAATAAGTATTGTGATGCCGGAGCATTTGACGCTAAGGCTTTTTACGAAGAGTATGGTATTGGTCAAAAACTTTATAATGTATCAGGATCAGAGGTAAGGATTTTAAGACCTTGGGAGACTACTTCAAAGAATTATAGCATATTCTTAGGATGTAGCAAGAGTCTGTATGTAGCTGATAAGGTAGTTGGCAAAAGTGGGAAAATATGGTCTGGGGTGTACGACGAGGACACGGTTCCTATGCTGGACGGACTTGACCTGCGCCAGACGTGCCCTGTGCTGCCGCCCACAGCCTTATCTCCTGGACCGGTATGTACAGTAGACTCCAAGGCAAGATCTTTCTTTTTCTTGTATGAGGGAGAAACAAATTGTAAATCCGGAGCCGGAGTTGGTAACGCCTGCACGATGTTTCTAAATGGAAGAACTTATCCGAGATGCAATGATGTAAATCAAATCAATATAGCTAAGTATTCAAGGGCTAATAACGTAGATCCAGAATCTTCTTATCCTTTTTCAGAAGGTGGATTTTTGACTTTGAATGCGTATATCATATACCTTGAAATGTTGTACGGTACTAAATACTTAGTTAATCCAGACACTTTCGGTTCCGGAATATCAAGTAATAACGGAATAGGTAATGACGTCAATTATCGCAAATACGGAGGAGTGAAATACCGTAAAAAGGGAGAAGAGTCGTGGCTGTATGGAGCATGGGCTACAGATGCTTCTATTATCCATTATGAACCTACTAAAAAAACTTATTTTTCTAATCTCATAAATTCAGAGTATCCTAAAGAACAGTGCATGGAAAGTCAGATGGCTGCTTCTTTTGCATTTGAGACAGGAGTAGAGGAAGGATTAGAGTTTGATTTTTATGGAGGAAAATATTGGTATAAGAGCGTTCAGGGAACCAAAAGTATGGCTGAAGGTCATATGAATGTTATTGTGTTTAAGGAAATGACTGGTACCATATCAGCCTTAGACGAAAATGACGAACCAGCAGAATTTGATTTGGAAGTTATTTTAAGGATGTCTTTATTCGATGGTATGAATTTGTCTGGAGACATCTTTAGATATTGTGGAGGGGGATACGAACAGGTAGGAACTTGTTTAAATGATCCTAATGTCACTCGAACAGGTAATACTATTGATATCTATATAGAGCCAGATCAAAAGAAATGGACATATGAGAAAAGGTCTACTATAAATAATGGTGAGGTTTTTAATTTTGAATCTAAATATAAAAAGATAGCAACTACCCAAAATTTAGGAGATAGTTATGCTTTACACCGTATCCCTTATGCCGGATGGAAGGATAAAAAAGGGGGAAGTATCGGAACAGGAGAATGTTTTTATACATATGACAATTGCTACTGGGCTTCAGTTATCGGTACGAAG